TACGGCGCAGGGCCAGTACGCGGGCGGTGCGGATATCGCCTTTCTGGTCGGTACGAAAAGCATCATTCACCAGGGTGACGACTTCGGGGCGAGCCCCTTCGGTCCAGTCGCGCAAGCACTCGTCGATCAGGGCACGGGCTGCCTGCAAGCGCTCGTCAAAGGCAATGCTTTCCTGGACTGCACGCATAATCTTGTAGCGCCCGTCGAAGCTGATCAGGCTGACATTACCCTTCTTGCCGCCGATCTGAGCGCCATATTGCTCGGCGCTGAGTTCGACAAAAGCTTCAATATCACCGAAGGCAGAGGCTTTGAACTTCGCCAGCACCTCGCTGGCGGCGCGGGCTTTTTCAACCAGGCCAAGTACCAAGGCGTCCCTCTCCAAGTCGATAGGTTTGATCATGCTTTCCGGGATCAGCCGCTTTTGCGCGTCGACGCGGTAGCCTTCGGGAGTGGTCTGTTGTTGTGCGTTCATTGCAAAGTTCCTTAATGGAGAGTCAGTCGCGACCATTCGGAAGGTCGGGAAGCGCTAATGGGTTCGCGCCATTCCAGGGTCACCCCCTGAAACAACACGGTGTAACGGGTGCTACCGGCCGAGGGGTGGCGCGTGTAGCCACTGCGGGAGACCTGGCCAAGCAGGCGTTGGCCGTCTTCATGGCCAATGACCAGGAGGTTGTCCGCCGGGTGAAAGACCAGTACGCGGATGCCATCTGCCTGCAAGCTGCGGGCGGCGGCATTGAAGACCCGCAGGCGGTCGGCCAGCGTTGGGGTCAATACTTTCAATCGTGTGCGGCTAGTGGAGGCGAGCATGGACGTTCTCCTGATTGCAGCAGTCGGGGTTGATCGGGCAGTTCTGGCAGGCACGCCAGTGCTGCATGGCTTGTGGGTTGTGGGTCGGTGCTGGTTTTTCGCGGTAGCTTTGGCACTGATCGGTGTTGATGACTTGGTCCAAGGCAACACAGTCGATACGGCCGAGGGTTTCCATGACGCGGCGCTCGACACCGGCTGTGCTGGGTGAGGCGTAGCGATTGACCAGGATCAGGCTGACGGCGGTGCGGCTCATGCCAATTCGCTGGCTGGCCTTGGTCTTGTTGCTGGCGGCCACTTCGGCGGCAAGCAGGCGCACGAACAGCGGTGGCTCCGGGCCCCAAGCGGATAGGTTGACGTTCACAGGCCGTCCTCCGAAGGCTCGGGCTGGCGGAATACGACTTGGCCCAGATTGGGGTCGAATACCTGGCCGATCCGCTGAATCATCGGCGGACGCGGGCCGGTGTACTTGCCCGGCGCCAAGCGATAGCGAGCCTTGGTTCCTGGTTTGCTTGGGTGGACTTCGATGACGTAGCCCGCACGCTTAAGCCATTTCAAATAGGCGCGAGCGGTCCAACTGGTGGTTGGTGCCACGATTGAGGCTTGCGCGGCCAGTTCGTCGGCGTCCATTTCGCCGAGGATGCGCAGGGTGCGCCACATGGCTTCGGTGCCTTTACCGGCCGTGCTGGCTTTACCCTTGCGAGTGACGGCGGGGGCTTCGGCGCCGTTATCTTTGATCAGGCGCAAGGTCTGTTCTTCGAACTTGGCGCCCTTGATAACCGCGACAACGTCGGCCTTGATCAGCGCTTGCAGGTAACTACGCACGACGGTGTCGTCAGTGCAGGCGCGACGGGAGATTTCATAGGCGGTAAAGGCAGGCGCAGTGGCGCGGATGGCTTCCCAGATACGCTGGCGATTGCCTTTGGTGCCCTGCATCTCCAGATCAATACGTTTACGACCCAACCCGCCAGCCATTAGACGCCCCTCCGTACTGGCGCTTCGCCGGTAAACCAGCCGCGATTGCCCCAGGCCGCAAGGTCAACACTATCCATGGCCATGGCCTGGCACTCGCTGTAGACCTTGTAGAGATTGACTGCGACGCGACGCAGGCAGCCGCGCACTCGCTGACGTAAGTCATCTAGCAGGTCGTCGGCGATTGTCAGGGAGGGGTAACTGGCCAGGGCCAGGTTGCGCAGGTCATCCAAGGTGGCTGGCTGGGCAGGCACCCATTCCAATACGCGGTTATGCAGGCGCTCCAGCTTGGCCAGACTGCTGGGCACACGCTCTTCACCGATCAAAACAATGGTGCCCTGGCTGGCGTTGTAGATATCGGTCAGGACGTTGGCCACGGCCTTTTCCAGCAGATATTGCACGTCATCAATGAGCAAGGGGCGGCCACTGCGGGACAGTTGCTCGGCCACCTGATCAACCATCACCGACAGCGTTTGGCCGGGGGCGATGCTCATTTCTCGCAGGATCGCTTGCAGGAAAGCTTTCTTGCTCCAGGTGTCACGGCACTCGACGTAGTAGGCGCGGTGCAGGTTGGCGGCGAAGGCTGCGCCAACGCTTTTGCCCAGGCCGCTGGCGCCGTACATCACAACCAGACCCGGTAGGCCCATAGGGCGAGAATGGGCGCGCTCGATGGCGGCAGACAACAGGCCGACGTTGGTCAGCGGGACGATTTTAGAAACACTCATGTAAAGCTCCTTGAAGGTCTTGTATTACGCGCGGGCTTGTTCCGCGAACTCGAACATGCGGCGGATCGAGGCGAAGTCCGGGTGTTTGGAGTAGCGGCTGTGCCACTGGATTTCTTCGTCCGTCAACGACTCGCCATTGCCCAGGCGGTCAGCGAGCTGGTGCCAGAGGTGGTAACGGGCAGTTGGGTCGGACGGCAGGTCGAAGGCCGGGGCCTGCGGGGCTGCCAGCTGGGCGAAACGTTGGGCTTCGGCGAGTTGTTCTGGTGGCAGTTCGTACGTGCTGGATGCCGCCGTGATGACGCGCATTTCCACGTCTTGCCCAGTAATGGTCTTGGCCTTTTTGACCAAGCGGGACAGTTGGCCGCGCTCGCGCTTCTCGCTGGCTTTCTCCAGCATGGTTTTCGGCATGGCGGGGCTGGCGTTGCCATCGAGCAGGGCCTCGCCGATCAGGTCGCCGTTCAGGGTGTGAACCCATACGCGGCTTGAGTCGCGGAAGTCATAGGCCACGCGGACCTCTTCACCGTGGAAGCCGTCCAGGTCACGCAGGAAGTAGGTGCCGCTGTTCCATTGGACCTGACAGCGATGAACGATGCGTTCAACTTGTGGACGGGTCAGGCTTTCTACGATGTTGCCGTCAGCCAGCAGTGGCTCCCAGCCCTCGGCCTCTGCCGATTTCCAAGCCTCCATTGGGCTCTGATTGCGTTTGCGTAGACTCTGGAGGTCGCGAAATTTCGGCAAGCCACGGTGCGGACGGTGGTTGTATTCATCCAGCGCACGTTGCAGCTCGGCAAAGAACACGGGGAATTCGGGTACGACTGTCGGGGCGATGCCCAGGGCAAGCTGTTTACGTGACAGCTTGTGGGTTTTGGTGGCGGCTTCCTTATCCATGTCGGCGCCGATGTAGCTGTCGAACGCCTTGGCGAGCCTGACCAGGATGGTTTTGTGTGGTCGCTCAATCACGCCCCGTGCCTGGGAGTTGTAGGGCAGCGAGTGAGTGATGGTGCCGCCCAGGCGGTCGTTGACTTCGTAGACGACGGCGTTATCAAAGCCGCTGCCGTTGTCGACGTAGAACACTTTGTACATGCCGCAGCGGGTGACGCTGTCACGCATCGTGTCCAACGTGGCCAGGGTCGATTCGGCCAGGTTGACCGAGAAGCCGACGATGCGGCGCGTGGCCCAGTCGATGACCATGGTGATTTCCGGGCGGAAGATCTGGCCAGTCAGCGGGTTGATGACCTCGGCGTCAAAGGTGTGGCCGTCAGCCACCCACACGTCATTCGGCCAAAGCATATCGGCCTTGCGACGGTTGTAAGCTTTTAGAGCGTTCAGTTCATGCGGCCCCATGCGCCCGTGTTCACGGACCGAGGGGCTTAGCTTTTTCAGCCAGCGCCGTACAGCGTGGATGCTGGGGCAAACGCTGATGCGCACTTCGCCGTGTACTTGCTTGAACTGCTCGTATGCCGCTTCGACGCTGGGTTTCTGCGGACGCTGGTAGTGCTTGAGGAATTCCCCCGCCCAGGCCGGGACGCTCATGTCTTTCTGTCGACGTGCAGGTGCCAGACCGGTTTCGCCATGGGCGCGGTAGTCCGCCAACCAACGCTTGAGGGTGCGCTCGGAAAGGGAGCGATCTTCGGTCTTGCGGTCGTTGGCACGGACTACGCGCTCGGCCAGGTAGGGGCTGAGGTCGTTGGATTTAGCGAGGGCCACCAAGGTCAAGATGGAGCGGTTCTGGCTGACTACCTGGCTCATGCGTTCGATTTCGCGGACGAAGGCCAGGCGTGCGGTCATGACGCAGGATTGTGAATCGTTTAAGCGTGACGCTTTTTCGGCGTCACGTCCTGCAAGAATGACGTGCGGTTCGATGGCCTGTTGGGGGGGTTCGTTGACGACGGTTGCGGTGATTAGGGCTGTTTGCGTTTCTTTGGGCAGAATGGCGAAGGCGTATTCCATGGCCTTGCTACCCAAGCGGCGTTGGCCTTCCCAGCCTTCACGCTGAGCCAACTTACGGATGCCCTGCACAGTCCCCGGCATGTTTGGCAAACCGGCAAGCTCCTGTGCGGAGTACCAGTTACGCATTTTGATCACCCAGCAGTTTTTTCAGCTCGCGAGCTTGCCGAGTGGCATTGGCAGCGACCCGCTCAAGTCGGCCTAGCTCGGTGTCGAGTGCTTCGCGGCCATAGGCAACACGACCACCACGCAAGTGAACTTGCCAGTTTGTCAGGATGTGACTGGCGCAGACCTCCTCCAGTAAGGCCGCTCTATATAAAGGAAGATTGTGATCTGCCCGTGCAGGACTTGACCAAGCGTCTAACATGTTCTTGCTAACGTCATCACCAGAAAGGCGAGACATGCGAGCGGCAATTTCGTAACGGTCGAGTTCAGACCCTTTCAGAATCTCGCTCACAAGCTCGCTGACTTGGGCGGCGTAGTTGCCAAGACCGGGGATAGACAGCACAGGTTGAGGAACAGCGAAGATGTCTAATGTTTTGTCGTCTTTGACTCGGCGCATGTTCAGGCACTCCTAGCCGCTTTACAGTGTCCAACCGGATAGAGTCCGGTATCCTTGCTGTAGGACGTGTTTACCTCTGCACGCCCTGGTCGTTGCCTATGCGGCGTGCCGTCAGCGTTCCAGCGCTCCGGCCAGATATCGCTAGGCTTGAGACTCAGGGCCCGAGCGAGAGCACGTTCAATACGCGGATACGGCGTGTTTTTGGCATTACGGATTGCGCGGTCAGTTACTTCCAGCTGACGAGCCAGCTCGGCCATTGACGTGCCGCGTACGCGGAGCTGGTATTTGATCCATTCCCATCGGCTAGCTGGATCTTTGGGCATGTCGATATCGCTCATGTTTTGAACCATCTTCACGGGTGGTTTTTTTGGGTCGTCTAACGACCTGTTGCGGATAAACATATCTCGAAAACAGGACCCTGACAAACCGTTTTCGAGAGTTTCTATTCCCTTTTTCGGACGGGTCATCCCGAAAAATAGATTTAGAGCATGTAAATCAATGGCTTACGTCGAAAAGAAACAAAAGAAACAGGCTGGCGAAGATGTTTCTTTTCCATATTCGGGATTGGAAACTCGAATAGCGGCTGTAGCAGACCTTTACGAGTCTCGAAAACAGGCTGCTTTAACTGCTGATGCCGCGCTGTCTTCACTCCAGCGTTGGATAGCAGGCGACGGAATGCCCGCGTTTGATTCCGTGGCCTTGCTGGCGGCAGCCCAAGGGGTTTCTCTGGACTGGATAGCCACGGGGAAGGGGGAAATGTTTCTAGAGGGTGCAAAGAAGGAGCAGGTGGTAGACGTTGAGGGTGTCTATTCGTACGTCCCTCTCTACGATGCCCACTGTAGTGCAGGTAATGGCTGCTGGAGTGATGGGGCGCAGATTCTGACCCAACTGGCCTTTACGACCTACTCACTGCGTAAGAAGGGACTAGATCCGTCCAAGCTGTCGGCAATCCGTGTTGACGGGGATTCGATGGAGGGGCTGTTGAGCGACGGGGATACGGTGATGATCGATCATGGCCGTAACTCACTTGAGGGCGAAGCTGTCTATGTCATACGCCTGGATGAACACC